CAGATAGACACGGTCACTATCCGCGATAACCTGGTGGGCAGCCACATCCTGGATGCAGTGAAGATTTGCATGCTCAGTACGGTGAAGGCCAATTAACGCTTTGACGAACAGGGCTGAAGTCTTGGGTCCCCAGCCGTCTACACTATTTAGGGCGTGAAACAGCCGGTCCCAGGGACCAACGTGGGAGGTGCTCGGGCTGCCCACTTTCTCGATTGCGATGGTTAGGCCCTCGATCGACGGAATTTCATGTTCCCAGCCGACGCCTTCGAGGTGTCGCCAGAAGTTGGCTAGTGGTGCGAGTTTGGGCTGGGATTGCGTGTGGGCCACCATATGCAACAGCGTAATGAGGCGTTGCTTCGGTGTTTCGCAATGCGTGAGGTATCGGGAATACTCGCCGGCCTGAAACTCGATGTTCCATTTGTGGTGCATTTCGAGGAATTGGTAGAGCCTGTCAATTTGCTTCATGCAGAGCTTTTCTTGTCGTCAAGGAACTACAGAACGGTGGGCATACGCGGCCGGTTTGCTTTCTCGCGGATATTACGTCGCGGGACAGGCGCGATCAATCCGGAGCGTTCCATTGCGACGATTTAGCAGTTTCATGTGGGCGCAGGCCGTAAGGCGACACCGCAGGGCTCAGCCGGCACTTGACCCATCCGGACAAAAAGGTCAAAATTGGCCCAGACTCGTAGCAAGTACGCCCTAAAGAAATGCCCCGGCCAAAAAAACCGGGGCGTTTTGCGTTTCGACGCCTACTATCGGCCGCCCCTGGGTGCATTGACTCGCCTACCTGCCAAATGCAGAATCGGCCCAGAAGCGCATAAGTGGCCCAGCGCAGGGCGCACAAACGCACGCTCGTTTGAGGTGTAATGAGATGACAATCACTGACGATTGGCTGCTGCAATGGCAAACGCCCAAAGGCGGTTACAACAAAAGGCAGCTTGCTCTGATCAACGTTCCGTGGCCGCCGAGGCGCGGATGGAAATACGATGTGATCGGCACGGACATTCCTGACGAGACGGCGCGAGCCTTTGAGCAGGCTTCGGGCCGAGATGACCGCAGTCAGACCAATTAACTACGACGGCGGGCGAAGCTCATTGGCCGCATGCTCAGCGGAGAATTTGCTTTCAAATGAAACGTCCCTGCCAAAAAACCAGTGTTTTTTTATGCGTGCATTTGAATGCCGGACTTAGATAGGCAAACAGCAACCGCGGCAATCCCCAGATAGTACGGGAATGACACTTCGAGGCCGGCTCTACTAATGAAGAGCCTGGACAACCAAGTCCCCAGGAATAGCGGTAGAGCGATCACACGCGGTATACGAATGGTGTCCATGCCGTCGAACGCCCGCATGTTGTTTCTTTCCTCCGCTTCGCCCGGAGCATCGTCGAACCACTGGTACTCAATCGATGCTGAGTTGTAGCCAGTCGGAATGACCGTCAACTGCTCGACGTCTGCTCCGGTGAACCGGGCAGGGGCTTTCTCGTCGACTGTGGTGGCTTCGCGGTTGCGGCGCTCCCAGGCGGCCAACGTTCTGCTGGTTCTATCTCTGGCCAGGTCGTGCCGTATGTATAGCCAAAATGCGGCTCGGCGAACAATGTTCACCCGCTTTTCGCCATTGCGCCAATGCCTCACCCTCTGCGGACTGAAGTGGTACCTCAAAAGCAGGTAGGCCAGGAGTGCGGCAAGGCCCAGCCATAGCCGGCGTGCCGTAGCGACCTCCGCGAGCGCCGCGACGTGGAGTAGCGCTAGCAAGCCTGGGAGGTCAAGGTGAAGCCACCACGCGGCCAAGATTGATGCAGACAGGAACACGACATTCCGTCTTGCATGCGCATCGGAATCTTCCATGTGCTCGCAATGAGTCAGATCGAATTGATTAAAAAGACGGCGACGGCCGAGCAGCTGTAACTGCGCGACCGACAGCCGACCAGATCAAACCCGTGCCCCGAGGTCGTCCGTCCCGGGGGGCCTTTTCATTCAGGCCTCAAGTTTGGCCCTTACCCGCATTGCAAACGTCTGCAACTCGCTGATGCGCTTCTCCTGCGCATTCATTTCGTCTTGGAGCAGCTTCAGTTGATTCGCGACAAAGTAGCCGAACGCTGATGAGTTATCCCGCAACGTTTCAATGTCGGTGGCTGCCTCGATTGCAGTGAGATGTTGGCTTACCGCTTCCGAGATCCTTTCGGTATTGATGGTCATATTTGTCTCCTGTGAGAGGGCCTTGAATATATCGTCAATCACGGAAAGGGGCCACTATGAATGAGGCGGCCAATCGTAGACCGGTTCCGCACCAAAAGCTGGAGAGATTCACGCCTGCACCGGAGATTATCGCGTGGACTCACCGGACCATCCTGGCCCCGGGCGGACCGCTTCACAATCCGGACCACGTCCACCTGGTAGATGCGGACCTGGCGTTCCTGTGGGCGCCGGCCGCATTCGAAAAGGCCGGCCGCACCGTCCTGGGCCAGGCCGAGCAGGTCATGTTCCGCGCTGGCGGCTGGCAAAAGGCGCGCCAAGAGCAGCACATGATCGATTGGTTCGGCCGAGTGCCGGCCTTCTTGATCACGTTCGCGGCGGACTACTGTGCCAGTTGCAGCGACGCAGACTTCTGCGCGCTGGTCGAGCACGAGCTGTACCACATCGGTCAGAGCCAGGACGCCTATGGCGCGCCCGCCTTCGACAAAGAAGGCCAGCCGAAGCTGCGGATCGTCGGGCACGATGTCGAGGAGTTTGTGGGCGTGGTGGCGCGGTACGGGCCTTCGGCGGAGGTGCAGCGCCTACTGGCGGCCGCCGGCACCGCGCCGGCTGTGCCGCGATTGGACGTTGCTCGAGCGTGTGGATGTTGCTTGAGAATGGCGTCCTAACGTGTCGTTGCTGGCCTGCCAGAGCATTGACCCAACTGGTTCTGATATTCCTTCAATCGGTCGAGGAGAATCTGGTGCTTTCGCAGGTATTCTGAGCCTGGACCGCCGGCCCCATAGACAAATGGGAGATGGTTGTCTACCGCTTTCTGAACCGCTTCAATCTGGCGATGCACAAATGCGCAGTTGTCGTTAGCAGTTAGCAGGCGCGTGAGCCGAAGAACTTCGGTTTGCTGCGTGTCCAATTGGGCTCGCAAACTATCGCGTTGTTGGGTCAACGTCTCTTTGTCTGCGATCAGTCGACCGAGTTCGGCACGCACCTGCTGGATCTGACTCTGGGCTGTCGCGAGTTGTTCTCTGGCGCTGTGTAGTTCTGTTAAGCCGCGTGCCAGCTGGTCAGTTTTCTCTAGTTCGCGACCGCGTTCTACGACGCTGTTGTAAATCCATATGCCCCCCAAAGCTATCCCGGAGACGACGGCTACAGCTGACGCCAATCCGCCGAAGACGAGGGCCGCCTTAGCCCACAGGCTCCGAGGGGACGGCGCAGCCGGAGCCTGATCTGATGAGGCGACGGTCACTGGGAGTGATCTATTTTGCGGGGTTCCCATATCCTATCCAAATGTAACGGACTGGGAATGGTAGCGCATTTCAAGTAGATCAGCTGCCGCGATAAATCGACACGGAAGAACTGTGTATGGCCAAGCTCAACGACGCGCACAAGCGCTTCGTCGTCCAGGCCCTTGCCTGCTGGGACAGTCCCAGCGAGGTGGCTCGCGCGCTTCAAGAAGAATTCGGCCTGGAAGTGCACCGATCACAGGTTGCCCAGTACGACCCGACGAAAGCCGCGGGCCGGGCGATGAGCAAGCAATGGATCCAGCTGTTCAACGACACCCGGCAACGATTCCGGCAGGAAGTGGCCGAGATCCCGATAGCCGACCAGGCCTACCGCCTGCGGCAACTTGGGAAGATCTACGAACGGCACCTGAGCCGGGGCAACGTCGTCGGCGCCGCCGCGGTCCTTGAGCAAGCGGCTAAGGAAGCCGGCGGCGCCTTCACGAACAGACGGGAGCACACGGGCGCCGGCGGCGGCCCGATAGAACAGAAAACGGTGGTGGTCGATGAAACACAAGTCGCCGCCGCCGTCGCCAAGCTCCAGCGCGACTACTGACCCAGCAGTCCTGCGCGCCACGGCCAAGGCCATGTGCGAGCAGGATCACCTGTTCTTCAGCCGGTACTTCTTCAAGCACCGCCAGGCCATCAAGTTCCGGGTCAACTGGCACCATGAATTGATAGCCGAAAAGGTGCAGGCCGTCATTGACGGCCGCATCAAAAACCTGGTCATCAACGTGCCTCCCGGCTCGTCGAAGACCGAGCTGGTGGCCATCAATCTGATGGCCCGCGGCCTGGCGCTGAACCCGCGCGCCCGGTTCCTGCACATCAGCTATTCCGACGACCTGGCGCTGCTGAATTCGCAGACGGCCAAGGAGCTGGTCCAGTCTGACGAGTTTCGGGAGTTGTGGCCGTTGAAGGTGGCGGCGGATGCCAAGAGCAAAAAGCGCTGGAACATCGAGGTAGACGGCCGAAAGGCCGGCGGTGTCTACGCGGTATCGCTCGGCGGCCAGATCACCGGCTTCCGGGCCGGCCATATGGCGGACGGGTGGCAGGGCGCCATCGTCATCGATGACCCGCTCAAGGTTGGCGACGCGTATAGCAAGCCGCGCCGTGCCAAGGCAAACCGGGATCTGATCGCCACGGTGAAAAGCCGTCGGGCAAACCCCGACACGCCGATCATCGTGATCATGCAGCGTCTGGCGCAGGAGGACGTCACCGGCTTCATTGAGGCCGGCAACCTTGGATCCGACTGGGAACAGGTCGTCATCCCCGCGCTGATCGATGACGCCTACGTCGCCGGCTTGCCGGCAGCCGTCCAGGCGAAGATCGACAGCAGCGTCAGGGACGACAAGGGGCGTTTCAGCTACTGGCCCTACAAGGAGCCGCTGTCCGAACTGCTCGCTATGGAGGCCGGCGCGGGCGGCGATCAGGATGGGGCACGTGTCAGCCGTTACGTGTTTTCGGCGCAGTACCAGCAGCGTCCGGCGCCGCTGGGCGGCGACCTGATCAAGGGTGCGTGGTTCGGGCGTTATGTCGTGCCGCCGAGGATCGTCTCGCGCAAGGTGTTCGCGGACACCGCCCAGAAGACGGCCGAGCGCAACGACTACAGCGTCTTCGAATGCTGGGGCATGGGCGACGACGGCAAGATCTATCTGCTGGACCTGCTGCGCGGGAAATGGCAGGCGCCCGAGCTTAAGCGCCGCGCCGTGGACTTCTGGACCAAGAACAAGCCGTTCAATCCGAAGCTGTCGGCGCCGCTGCGGCAATTGCTTATTGAGGACAAGTCCAGCGGTACCGGGCTGATCCAGGATATCGGCGCCGACGGGAAAATCCCCGTCAAGGGTGTGGAGCGCGACAAGGACAAGCTTACGCGGCTCATGGACGTGCAGAGCTATATCGAGGCGGGCTTGGTGTGCATCCCGGAGGAGGCGCCCTGGGTGGCCGACTTCGTGACCGAGTGCGAGGCTTTTACGGCTGACGACACGCACGCGCACGACGACCAGGTGGATCCGCTCGTCGATGCCATCAACGACATGCTCGCTACGGCGGGCAGCAACCTAGGGCGCTTCAAGGCGCTGGCAAGCAAATGATGAACCAAGACGGCTACCTGAGCGCGGTGCTGGGCCAGACCATGTTGGGTGCGGCGACGGCCGGCCTAGGCGTGCTGGATGACCTGGCGATGTATGCCGAAGGCGGGCTGCCTGCGCGCGTGGTGGACATGATCCCCGACACGGCGGTATCGCGTGGCGTGGAAATCACTGGTGACGACCGCGTGCGGGGGGAGCTGGACCGCCTGAAGGCGCTGCCGGCGCTCGCCGATGCGTGGCGCTGGGCGCGGCTTACAGGAGGAGGCGCGATCGTCGTAATTGCAAAGGACGGGCGCGCGCTGCGCGAGCCGCTGAACCTTGACGGGTTAGATCGGCTCGAGGAGCTGAAGGTGTTCACGCTGGACGACGTTTCGGCTACGGAAAAGCGCTACTCGGATCCGAATGAGGCAAATTTCGGGATGCCTGAGCTTTACCGGGTGCGGACACAGACGCCTGGCGCCGTTGCGGCCGAGTTTTTCGTGCATGAAAGCCGACTTATCGAGGTCCCCGGTGACCCGCTGCCGGCGAAGCTCAACCGCAAAGGCATTCCATGGGCAGGGCGGCCGGCGGTGACCAGGGTATTCCGCGCCATCCGGCGCTACGGCGAAGGCCTGCACTGGGCGCTGCGTCTGTTGGAGAAAAAGCAGCAGGCCGTGCACAAGATGAAAGGCCTGGCTGAAGCGATCGAGGCGGAAATGGAAGCGGCCATTCGAAAGCGAGTGGAAATGGTCGACGCCGTCCGCAACGCCCTGAATGGCGTAGCGGTCGATTCTGAGGACGACTACCAGGTCCTCAGTTCCGACATGGGCGGCGTCAAGGACACGCTGGCAGAGTTCCAGATTGCCGTCGCCGCCGAGGCTGGCGCGCCTGTGACACAGATCTTCGGACGGTCAGCTGCCGGCTTGAACGCGACGGGCGACGGGGACCTAGAGGGCTTCTACAACACCGTGGCTATGGGCCGGGCGGCGAAGGTGAACCCTGCGTTGGAACGATTGATTTCGCTGATACGGGCGCAGCGCAGCCTGGCCGGAAGCGGCGAAGGGCAGGGCGAGGCGTGGTCTATCACCTGGCCAGCCCTGAAGCCGCCCACGGCGAAGGAAGACGCGGATATCCGCAAGGCCAACGCCGAGGCCCAGGCCCGCGAAATGGATGCGCTGGGCGCGGCGGTGGACAACGGCCTCAGCACGGACGAGGCATACCGGTATATGAAGCAGGAAGGACTCTATGGCCTCATCCCCGACGCCGGCGGCGAGTCGGCCACGTCGTACGCCGCGGCCACCTAAGCAGTGGCGATACCCGCAGGGCGACGAGCGCGATTATCTGCGCGCGCTGCGCACCCAGGCCGAAGCGGCCATTCTGGCGGTTGAGCGGCACGTCATTCCGGTCTTGGACCTGGTGCTGCGCCAGGACGACCTGCGCAACACGCCGGAAGGGGATGAGGGCTGGTTCGAGTCACTGCGGCGCGCCTTCATGGAGGCACTTGGGGCGGCAACGGTGGCGGATGGCCAAGCAGAAGGCTTGGCCGGGCTGGTGGCCCGGCGTGTCGAAAAGTACAACAAGGACCAGTTCCATCGCCTGCTGCGCCGCGCCTACGGCGTGGACGTCTTCAAGGCGGAGCCCGGCCTGTCCAGGATCCTGCGGCCCTGGGAGGCCGAGAACATCGGTCTAGTTAAGTCGATCCCCGAGCAGTACCTGGACTCGCTGCACGGACGCGTAGTGGCCGCCGTGCGCAATGGCACGTCGCTGCGCGACATGACCAAGCAGATCCGCGAAACCTACGACCTACCGCGCAAGCGTGCCGAACTGATCGCCCGCGACCAGATCGGCAAGCTGAATGGCGATCTGACCGAATACCGCCAGACCAATATCGGCGTCAAGAAATACCGGTGGCGCGGCGTCCTGGATGAGCGCGAGCGCGACGAGCATGTCGGGCGTGAAGGCCAGGAATTCGAGTGGGACAAGCCCCCGGAAGATGGCCACCCCGGCAAACCCATTCGTTGCCGGTGTTGGGCTGAGGCGGTCTTGCCGCTGTTCGATGAGCTGGACGCCTTGATCGTCCACTGAGGAAGAAATCATGGCAATGCGATATGACCGAGCGCCGCTGAAGGCGACCCGGACGGACGAGGGGTACCTCGTCGATACGCCGGTGCTAACCCGCACGGGCGTTTTTCTGTACAGCGATGGCGCTGGGCGCACCCGGCGCGAGTACCGGCCCCCGGAAGAAGTGTTCAACGCCGACTCCATGGCGAGCCTGCGCGGCAAGCCGATCACCGACGGTCACCCCGGCAAGGTCACGGCCAAGAATGTGCGTCAGCACATGATCGGCACGGCGCTGTCTGGAGGCCGACAGGACGGCACCGAGAACATGCTCGGGGATATCCACATCTTCGACACAGCGCCGGTCGACGCCGGCAACAAGGAATTGTCGCTGGGCTACGAGCTGGAACTGGACGAGACGCCCGGCGTCTCCCCGGAGGGCGAGCGGTACGACGCCGTCCAGCGAAACATCCGATACAACCACCTGGCGGTGGTGAAACGCGGTCGCGCCGGCAATGCGCGGCTCAACCTTGACGCGGCAGACGCCGTAACGAAAACCGAAGAGGAAAATGACATGACCATGGTCAAAATCCGCCTCGATTCCGGCCTGTCGTATGACGCGGCTCCGGAAGTGGCGAACGAACTGGAGCGCCTGCGCGCCGAGGTGAAGACCGCCGCCGCCAAGGCGGACACTGAAGCCGCTCGCGCGGACAGCGAGAAGGCGCGTGCAGATCAGGCCGAGGCGGGCATCGCCAAGGCCCGCCAGGACGCCCACGGCGCCGCGCTGGCGCGCGTGAAGCTGGAAGCCACCGCCGCCCAGCATAAGGTCGAATTCAAGGCCGACACCGCTGACCGTGTGCTGCGCGAGGGCGTCATCAAGGCAGTTCGCGGCGATTCTTTCGACCTGACCGGCAAGTCCGACGGCTATGTGGAGGCAGCATTCGACTTGGCTGTCACCGATGCCCAGGCCCGCCAGGATGCCGTGGCGAACCAGCGGCAACAGATGGGCGGCGGCCGCCAGCCGGCGGTGCCGGCAGACCAGCAACGCGCCGACAGCGCTCAGCCCCCGGCGTCCGCGCGTGACGCGCGCTCGGCCTACCTTTCCAACCTGAAAAAAGGAGGCGAATGATGCCCCCCGTTTATGACGACCGCATGGACGTCGCCTACGCCGGCATGAAGGCCGACCTGGGCTACGACGACGTCGAGACCTGCGCCGCCGCCGGCAACATCCGGCCAGGCGTGATCGTGGGCGACACCACGGGCGACCGCATCGTGGCCGGCCCTGGCACGCGCATTCGCGGCCTGGCGCTGCACACCCACACCATTCCGCGGGAAGGCGGTTACCGCGAATTCGACGCCGTCAGCGTGATGCGCGTGCGCCGCGCGTGGGCGCTGGTGAGCGCGGGCGGCGCCGTGACGAAGGACGGCCCCGTGAAATGCGCGGCCGACGGCACGGTGTCGGATGGCGGCACCACCGCTGTGCCGAATGCGGTCTTCCGCTCCGGGGCAGTTGACGTGGCCAGCGGCAAGATCGCCCTGATCGAGCTGCACGCGCCGTTCGCCACGCCTCCCGCGGCTCCCTGAACGCCATTCACAACCGAATAACCCAAGGCCCCGAAAGGGGCCTTTCTCATTGGGAACACCATGGACAAACACGAGCATTACGACGAGGCGGATCTGCCGGCCGTCAAGAAGATTGTCGTTGCGCTGGCCGGCATGCGCGAGGACGAAGGTCTCTTCACCGCTCGCCAGCTGGACTACGTCAAGACGCGGACCTATGACAAGAAGCTGCCGCCGATGATCGGCCTGCAGCTGGTACCGATCTCGACCGAAGTGCCTGAATGGGCCGAGACCTTCACGTACTTCATGTACGACGAGGTGGGCATGGCTCAGATCGTCGCAAACTATGCTGCTGACCTGCCGCGGGCTGACGTCAAGGGTGAAGAGAAGGTCGCCCAGATCAAGAACGTCGCCGATTCGTACGGCTACAGCGTGATGGAACTGCGCGCGGCCGCGGCCAACCGCACCGACCTGCCGACGCGTAAGTCAATGGCGGCCCGCAAGGCGGTCGAGATCAAGCTGAACCAGATGGCGCTCATCGGCGACACCAAGTTTGGCCTGTATGGCCTGGTAAACCACCCGAACGTGCCGCTGGTTGTGGGCTTGCATGGTGATTGGTTGAACCCGACCACCACGGCCGACCAGATCTTGGCCGACCTGGACATGATCTACGACGCGGTGCCCAACCAATCGAAGGACATCCACACCCCTACGCGCTTGGTCATGCCCACCGAACAGCGCAGCCGCATCTTCTCGTTGCGTGTTCCGGACACCAACGGGAAGACGGTGGGGCAGTTCTTCCAGGACAAGCACCCCGGTTTGCAGATCCTGGGCGCGTCGGAGTTCAAAGGCGCGGGCGGCGGCGGCAAGGACCTGATTCTGGCCTACGAGTACAGCGAGGAAAACCTGGCGATGGAACTGCCGATGCCGTTCAACCAGCTGGCTGCACAAGCACGTGGCCTGGAACTGGTGGTGCCCTGCTTGGCGCGTGCCGGCGGGGTGGTCGTGTACTACCCGCTCTCGATGGCGAAGGGGGAAATCTGATGCCTTATTACACCAACGCAACCAAGGCTGTCATCAACATCGGCGGCCACACCGTGATCGCTCCGACGAAGGCAGCCAAGGTGGACCCCGAGATCCGCGGCGTGCAGGATCTGATCAAGCGCGGCATGCTGGTCGAAGCCGAAGGTCCGGAGGACGTCCAACCCGCGGCCAAGAAGGGCGGCAAAGTCGAGGATGACGCCGGCGGCGCCAAGGAGCCGTCCACGGTCAATGAGCTGAAGGCCTGGCTGGACGACCAGGGCGCTCAGTACGGCGCAGCGGCCAACAAGGCCGAGCTGCAGGGCCTCTACGAGGCCTTGAAAGCCAGCGCGGAGCAGTAATCATGGCGGCCACTGTCAACGATCTGGACTTCCTGGCTCCGGCGGTGGCCTCCATGGCGCTCCCTGACAAGGAGCGGGCTCTGGCGATGGCCGCGGAGTATCGGCCGGCATGCCTGCCCGAGAAAAAGCAGGACGAGGCGCAGCTGTGGTACGCGGCCTGGTTGCTGTACGGCATTAAGCAGCAGCGCGCCGCAGAGGATGACGGCGTGTTGGCCAGGCCTGGCGTCGTCAGCGAAAAGGAAGGCGACCTGCAGCGCACATATGGCCAGGTGGAAGGCGCGGAAGACCCTGCGGGGTTTCATGGCCGGTACCAGCGCCTGGCGCGTCTCTGCGGTATTGGCGCCGCGACCGTGAGGAGTAATCCCCGTGGCTGCTAAATCGATCGATCGGGGCCTGACTGCCCACGTGCGCCTGGCCAAGGCTATCCATGGACGAGGCGTGAAGTTTGGGATACAGGCGAACGCCGGAAAGGACCCTGATACGGGTGCGGACCTGCTCGATATTGCCATCATCAACGAATTTGGCACCGAACATATCCCAGCGCGTCCCGCTTTGCGGGACTTCGCAGAGAAGAACGGCAAGGTGCTGGACGAAGCGATGGACCGCGCGGCCGCCGCGGTGCAGGAAGGCCGGCTTACGGTCGACGCGGCGCTGGACCAGCTGGGAACCTTCGCTGAGAAGCATCAGAAGGCGCATTACCAGCAGTCCAAGAAATGGGCCGAGCCTAACGCGCCGTCGACCGTTGCCAAGAAGGGCAGCGACGTGCCGCTGATCGATGACGGCCTACTGGTCGGCGCGGTCCGTTACGAGAAGGTGTAGCGCATGAGTTTTCGAAAATCCCACGTGATCCGCACGCGGCTCCCTGGCCGCCGCGAGCGCGGGCACTGGATAGAAGGCGAGCCGGGCCCGGCCAAAACGATCCAGGCCTCGGTGCAGCCAGCCAAGACCGGCGACTACGACCAGCTGCAGGCGAACCCGGAAGGGCGTCGCGTGCGCGCCGCTGTTCGAATCTACACGTCCGAAGTGCTGGATGTTGCCGGCCAGGATTGGACGAACGGCGACCGCCTCGTCTGGGGCGCTGGCCCGGTGGCGGGCGAGTATCTGTTGGTGGGCGTGGCGCCCTGGCAGTCGGGAGTCATACCCCACTACCGATACCTAGCGGTGCTCCTAGCTGCCTCCGAACAGCAGTAAGCCCAAGGATTCCCGGCCGCCTGGTTCGGGACCGGACGGGGTTAAACGTCCGGGAGGACTCCCCAGGCCCGGCTGGGCATTCCAGGCTACCGGGTAGGGCGGCATCGAGTCGGCGCGCGCGCAAGCGCTGGGTGGCCGATAGTCCCATCGATGCACTATCAATTTATTGGACGGCCATGACCCCAGAAGATTCGATTTTCGAACTGATCGAGGCGGCTGCGGGCGGCATTCCTGTGATCTTCGCTGACGACAACGGGCCCCGGCCGGTGGTCGGACCGTACATCATGCTGGCAGTGCGCTGGGCCAAGGTCAGCAGCGCCGAGGCCCGGCGGGTGGGCGATGACGGCGAGCAGCCCGTACGCCAACACGACGATGCCGTGGTCGAGCTGCAGAGCTTCCGAGCCGCGGCGTACGACGCGCTGGACGAACTGGCGCTGAAACTGCGGCATCCGGTCTACGAAGATCGGGCCGAGGCGCTGGGTCTGGCCCTGTATGAGATCGGGCGCCTGCAGAACATTCCGGCTCTGCGCGACGCCGTGCGCTTCGAGCGCCGCGGCATGCTGGAGCTTGGCATCCGATACGCCCGCGTCCATTCCGAGTTTGTCGGGATCATCGAAACCGTGTCGGGCAC